CCGTAACGCTCGCCCAAGTCATTTAGCAACCTAACGGTCTGCTGCATATCGGAAAACAGCCGCCACTCTTGAGACATAGTACCGCCCAAACGGTTCCACCGCACTCAAGGAATCCTGGCGTTGATGCAAAATTCGCTCGTCTGGCAGCAAGATCGCAGCGTGCATTGGTGTTGCCGTTCCAAGGCGCATGATCAACACGTCACCCGGTTTTCTCTTTACATACTCAACTTGCTCAAAGCCAATTGCCTTGGCTTGTTCAAGAAAAATGCTGTCACAGGTTTCTAAATCATCAGGACGCGCAAAGTCAGGCAGGGCAACACCTTGCAAGCCAAACCAATCGCGTATCAACGTAAAGCAATCAAACTTGCCGTACTCCCACTGCCTGCCGATCAGGGTTCGATAGTTGACCATTGTTTACCTGGCACGCTCCAAATATGCCACGGAACTTTCGTTCCAGTACAAGCCCGCTTATCAGCTTCGCTGGCTGGTCCGCCTTCAGGATGCGAATGAACGATAGCTTCAATCGATCCATATAAAGCTGCGGTCGCATAATCTCTGGCGTCAATGACAAAATCCAGACAAGGGTCATCCGCAACATTCCGGCAAGGCCAATACTTACCATCGACAACAACACCACACGCTTCATGAGGGCTACAACGTGCAGCGTGTCGCTCAGCGTCAAACCTGAAGTCGAGCACCTGGGAAGCCTCCAAATGGCAGTAAATCATTCTTGGGGCCAATGCCTTCGCCTTTGGGGTATCGAAGCTCACAAGCTCTTATGTTCTTGGCGCATTGGTCCTGTGATGCGTTGGTCACTTCATTATTTTGCAAATCAAACATCTTGCCTGGTTTGTAACCACACTCAGCGCCTTTGTACTTCCACTGACAATGCTCAACTACCTGCCTTCCAGGTAAACGAAGGTTCGTAAGGTCGAGCTTGCCAATTAACTCAAACTGAACTACCTGTGGGTTTTCAGTTGCAACACGGTCGATGTACCAAGACTCATAACCGCCGTTAAAAATAGCTGTAGGGTCAGCCGTTGGGTTGCTACCGCTTGCAAAATTGGTGGCATCAAGAAATTTTTTACACGTCCTGATTCGCCTAACTTCTGCCTGTAATGGGTTGTACGCACCAAGCAAGGCGCTAATTGCTCCGTTTGCATTGGCGATTGTCATCGTAGGACGGGGCAATGTGCCCTTTGTCGTCACTGCAAACCCCTCAACCTCAATTGGCACAGCAGCATATGTCACATTATCAAATACGATGTCTTGTGATAACTCATTCGTTCCAGCATGGTAGTAATAAACTAAATCCACGCCATTTACATCTGCAGTTAGATGCAGCTCAAATAGTTCAATAATTGCGGATGGCTCTAGAGAATAAAGCTCCCTTTCGACTGCATCAGGTGTTGTCGTCATGCTTCAAATACCTGCTCAAATGTTGCAGAAATTTCCGCTCGATCAATAAATGAAATCGTCTTGGTCCATTGCTTACAGATAAATTTACTGACGGTCGCTTCGCCGGGTGGAGTGTAGGTAAATTTTTCTACACCGCCTCTCGCATCAAGAAAATCTTCGATCGTGTCAGCTTCTGTTTCTGACACACGAAAGGTCAGGTTATAGATCTTTGGATTTTGGTTGATGCCAAACGTTGAACGCTGGCTGTAACCGCTCCCAAACTGAGCAACACGCACTTGTGGTGCGCTTTGTTTTGTCAACCCTGGTGCGGGATCAAAATCGGGGAAAGCACTCATTAGGACAACAAGCCTCCAGGTCGTTGCTGTTTGACCAATTCTGCCTGCACAGCCGCTCCAATCAACCTTCCAAGCTCTTTGCCCGTACCAGTGTCGCCTGAAGCAGAACTGTCTTTGGCGTCAACGTTAACAACAACGTTTGTGCTGCCACCTCCACCAAGTTGATTGTTTGGAACGATGTTGCCAGAAGTGTTTGGAACGAATAGCTCAGGGCCTTTTTCGCCAACCATGTATGGCGTACTGCCCGAAACAGGACCGCCGTTCGCTCGTCCACTCAGAAAATTGGTCAATGTAGACATAGCGGCATCGCCAGTTTTTGGTGCGGCAGAAGGCACTAAGGGATAGCCACCGCCACCAAAGAAGCTCAATCCGATATTTAATAACTGCATTTTTAGCTGAGCTGCAATTATTTGTGTAGCCATGTCTAGGAAATGATCTGCTGTCCTTTGGAACAGATTCGCTAACGCTTCACGGGCGCTCATACTTCCGTCAATAATTCCCTTGAACGATTCAGAGAACGCATCACCAATCTGAGTTGACAACTCAATTATTTGGTTAGTTGGATCAAGCAGGTCATTCAAGCCGCCTTGAATTACAGCGATTTGATCTTTAATTCTTTCTTCCGGCGTCTTACCTTTACCAGGCCCTTCAGCTGCCTTGCTCTCGATCAAACCCCTTTCTTCTTTTAAATCATCTATTCGCTGCCTGAGAGCCTTGGCCTGTTCGCTGTCTATATCAAGCGAAAGCAATTTTGCTTCTGCAATCTTGATTAATTCATCTTTTTGCAGTATCAACGCAGCAGCTTGCTTGTTGTATTCAACAATCCTCTTTGCTTCAGCGGGAAGCACGCCTTCCATAATTAGGCGATTGTATTCCTTGGAAGAAGCAAGGTTTGCGGCTTGGCTTTCTTGGATTTGTTTTAGTGGAGCGACTGCGTCTCTAAGGGCTTTTGCACGTTTCTGTTCTTGGTCAAACGCAAGCTTTGCTTCAGCGTTTGTTTTGATTTGATTAGCTAATTTTCTTTGTTCGGGCGCTTCACTTTGGTCTTTTAGTTTGGCAATTCTTTCTAAAGTTTGTTCGTATTTCACTTCTATTGCAAGCTTTTGGGCTTCCGCAGTGCCTGCTACTTTGCTTTGCGCTAATTGACGTTCCAGGCTGGCGGTAAGAGCACGAGCCTGTTCAGCCTGCTTGCCTAGCTTCGCAGAGCCCCGCTCTATCTTTTTATTTTTACGGTCGACCGCTTCTTCGCTATCTCGCTCAATCTGTGCAATTTTATTATTAAATTCAACAAGATTTTTATTTTGAACTTCTTGTAAAGATCCATTAGTTTTTAAGAATTGGCTTTGATTTTTGTCAATAGCTTCTTCAGCTTTCTTGTTTTTAAGACTCAGCTCTTGAGCAGCCTGTATTTTTAGTAAGGTGACGTAGTCAGTATTAGTTAGATCTTTTTTCTGCGAAGCTAACGCAAGTTCAGTTTTTGTTATTGCAGCATTTTTTATACCAAATGTGCTTAGAAATTGAGTCGTTTGCAGTTGCTCCGATGTAGTTTTAGCTAGCTGTTCAGCGTCTGCAGTTTTTCCTTGGGCAAGTGCTCTTAATTTATTTTCAATGCTCAGCAACTCTTTCATATCTTTTGCAGATAAACCACCCATCCCACCTGCCGCTCCAACAGTGTCAACGCCTGTCAGCTCATTTCTCCTTTCTTGGAGTTCTCTCGCCTCTGGAGTGTCTAAATTTAAGCCAGCTTGTAGATCGTTTCCGGCTTTAAGTGCGTTTGCTATAAACCCTGGAATGCCTGCAAAGAATCTGGCTGCTGCTGATTGCATTTGCGTCATAGCTCTTGCAAATTCATTCCCCAGATCTGCAGTTTCTGCACCAAAACTATTAAGGGCATCTACGCCTTCGTTCCCAACAGTTGCCGCTAGAAGTGCAGTTGCAGCCTCAAGAGCCTGCTGCTGCGTACCAAGTTGTTCTATGGCCTGCAGAGCCGCACCAGTTTCAGTTCCAGCAAAGCCTGCGGCGTCAGCTAAAGCTTCAATATCAGCCGTAAGCGGGTTAAGTGCTTGGCCGAGTGTTGCACTGCCTGCAACAATCTGATCGGCAAAAGCTCCGAACTGAGTACCGACTAGAGACAGAGCAAAGCCCATCTGGCCGCCAATCATGCCGCCAGCAAAACCACCTATACCACCGCCAATTGCCGCTCCACCGCCTTGCCCAAACAGCAGGGGAAACGCCCCACCAATAAGTCCACTACTGATTGCATTACTCCTGCGAGTTTGTCTATCAGTTTTTTGCCGTGCTATATCTTGTTCTAATTTTTTAGCTGCCGCCAAACCTGCTCTACGCCTAGCTTCTATGCGCTTTTCGCTGTCTTCGCGTATCTGTAAATATATTTTTTCAGCTTCCGTGGTTACTCGTATCCTGCGAGCCAATTCTTGATCAAACTTCGCCCCTTCTGCATCATCAGCCTTTATAGCCGCGCTAAGCTTCGTCCCGATAGCGTCAATCTCTGCATCAAGTCGTTTCTGAATACCTCTAATTTTGTCGTTATTTAATTCAATAAAAGCACGACGATCAGCTTGATTTACCTTGCCTACAAGTTCTATTTGTTTCTGTGCAAGCCTTTCAGCTTCTCTGCCTTTAGCAATAGCTTCTGACGCCAAAACAGAGGCTCTAGTCCTAGCCGCTCCGGCTACTGGATCAAACCCTGGAGCGGGTTCTGGGCCGAATGTAGGCTGACCGCGAAGATACGAACCAGCCATTGTGGTTTGCGCCCCGCGCTGGGTGGCAGAAGCGAGTTCAGCGTTATACGCTTTTAACGCTTGAGTTGCTGCACCACGATCCTGTATTTCTTGCCTGACTAATTTATTATTTAGGTCTTGAGCGTCATTGGAAGCAAGTAACGCTGTGACAAAACTGTCTAAGTTCTTTTTATACAGACCAGTCGCTTTACCGGCTTTGTCGGTTTCTATTTGAGTTTGGTTTAAATTTTCATTTGCCTTTCTTAAAGTTTCATTGTAAGAACTTAAATTTGCTACAGTAAATTCCTTTTTATTAACCTTATCTACTTCGTTAGAAAGACGCTCAAGTTGAGACTGAAACCTATCAAGCTGTTTTACGCCCTTTACGCCAATCTCAATCTCAGCTCTATAGGCCACGACGATTCCAGCGCACTGCGATGCCTAAGTTTAACGCCTACGCCGCGCCTTATCCATTTCTTTCTTCTGCTCTGCATTGATCACGCCAAAATAGGCGCTCCAACCAAGCAACTCCTCTTGCGTCATTGTGGTGCGAACTTCAGACAAGCTCATGCCAAGCTCTTTGGCGACACCAAATTGCAGCATGAGCCAGTTGTCCTTCTGAAGCTCGGCTTCTAGGCTTTTGGGTCGATGGCCTCTTCTTCGTCATCAGTCAAAATTGCCAGCATCAAGGATTGCAAATCCTTATCCTTTACTTCGTTCTTAAGTACATCGACTTCACCAGCCAAAAACAAAGACTCTCCCATCTCATCTTTAGCTTTGGTGATCAGCAGCTGCAAGGCAAACGCATTGGCGTCATCCGATCCAGCACGCTTTTGAGCACGCTCACGCTCTGCCATCGTCAAAGGCTTTACCCACATCTCAAACTCAGTCTTATCTGAGAGAGTAACTACTCTTTTTGTTGCCTCTAAATTTGCGGCTTTCTTAAGACGATCAATGGCGCGTAATGCCATGAGTTAAAACTGATTGTGCCACTACACTAGCATTAAAAAAACCCCTAACAATGTCAGGGGTTTGTTTATCGTCAATCGACTATCAGCTCTTAGCGAAGTCGAATGTAGGAGCTACCGTTGGGCGGAAGTTAATAGAAATCGCCTGAGCATCGTCTGGCGTTACTGAGAAACTTGCAGAAGTCAGCACTGCTTCCATCGAAATGGAACGGCTAGCTGCTTCGTCTGGCGTACCAGCTGCCACAACTGCGTCCATATACAACTTGAAGGTTGCACCAGCTTGATTGCGCTGGGTAACGTCTTCAATCAAACGAGCCGAAATACCGGTGTCGTCATCAGTGAAGTAAACCTCAGCTGAACCTGTGCCATCCGCAAAACCAGCGATAAAGGTTCGGAATGGTGCGCTTTGACCCAAAGTGCCACCGATGCTTGTCACATCGATCTCATCTCGGGTTACTTCAAAGTTCCAGGAGCGGACGTTTGCCACTGATTGGAACTCGGTGTAATTAATGCCGAAAGCACTGGTGCCGTCAGTTCCGTCGTCTGACAAAGCAAGCTCACTACCACCTGCCGTGGCAGCGAATGTGGCCGCTCCGGTAGAAGCCGTGTAGGTCAAGACGAAGACGGGAGTTCCTGCAGCCAAGCCGCCGGGGAGAGTGCCCCCGCCAGCAGTAAACGAAACTTTGTCGTTTACTTTGAAATTGAGGAACGTTCCAACGTTGATGGAATTGCTCGCGTTGGCGACATCTGCAGCCTTAAAGGTTCCAGATGTGCCAGCTGGCTTGTAATAAAGGGCTCCAGAGGTGCCCGAAAGGACGGTAGCCATTCGTGGTACTGAGAATGGTGGACTTACGGGCGAAACCCG